AACATTAAAAGAAATAAAAAAATAAAAAAAATAGTTGCTAATTAATTAAATTGTTAATAACTTTTTATTAATTGTTAATAACTTTATATAAATAAATTATATTTAGATATAAATAATGTGTATATTTGCATATAATTATTTACTAACCAATTAAAACTAAAAAAAATGAAAACAAGAAAAGAGATTTATGATGAACTTAAAATTGCACAATCTAATTTTAATTTATCTGTTAATGAACATTCAAAAAACAAAACTCAAGAGTCAGTAAAAAAAGTTATTAAAGATTTAAAAATATATAACGATATGAGTATTAAAATGTGGGAATGTAATCTTATTAAATAAACAAACAAGGGGTGCGACTTGACAACGCATTTTTTTTTAACTAACCAATAAAACAAATAAAAATGAAACACTTATTTAAAAGTTTAGCGGAATTTCAACAAGAAGTTCCAACTATTCACAAAGCAACACAAGGGTATGGATACACATATGCCGACCTACCAAAGATTTTTGAAGTAATTAACCCATTGCTAAAAAAGCACGGCTTAGGATTCACTCAGCTAATCAATGGTACTGAATTAGTCACGATTGTATTTCACGTTGAAACAGGTGAAACAATCGAAAGCAAAACAGCTATACCACAGGGAGTACAATTGAAAGGTATGAATGACTTCCAAGTTTTGGGGAGTGCGATTTCCTACTTACGTCGTTACTGCTTGAGCAGCATTCTTGGGATAGTTAGCGACAAGGATACAGATGCAGGAGGTGAGCAAATCAAAGTTGAAGTAAAAAACGAATCAAAGAAAGTAGCTATTGACGATAAAAGACTTGCTAAAGCACTTAAAGCAATTACAGATGGTGAGTATACTACAGATGAGTTACTAAAAACATTTGAATTAACACCTGTACAACTTAAACTTATAGCACAATGAAAATAAGATGCTCCGCTATTGGCAAGATAATGACCTCTCCCAAATCAAAGGGGGAGGTTTTAAGCCAAACTACAAAGACTTACTTGCAAGAATTAGCTATAGAAGAAACCTTTAACATACGCAAAGAGTTTTCTAGCCGGTACACAGATAAAGGCAACGAAGTAGAAGATTTATCAATCGCCTTATGTAATGATGTTTTGAATTTAGGCTTCATTTACAAAAACGAAGAACATTTTACCAATGATTGGATAACAGGAACGCCTGACGTTAACACAAGCGAGATTCTTCTAGATGTCAAATCAAGTTACGATGCGACAACTTTCCCTTTTTTCGACACCAAGTTAATAAATAAATCGTATTTTTACCAAATGCACGGATATATGTGGCTGACAGGTAAAGAAGAGTCATTACTTTGCTACTGTTTGATAGATACTCCATTGCAAATCGTTGAAGACGAAATAAGACGAGAGCATTGGAAGGCAAGTTTGATTGAAGAAAGTTTAGATTTAAGAGCTTTTGTGCAAGCGAAACATACATTTGGGCATATACCAAAAGAAAAACGCTTAAAAGTCTTTAAAATAGCAAAAGACGAAAAGGTAATAGAAGAGATTAAAACACGAATAGAACAATGCAGAGAATATTACAATGAATTATTAACCAATTTAAAATAAAAAGATGAAAGTAAAAGGAAGAATCCACTTTGTTGGAGCAATGAGAAAAGTAAGCGACAAGTTTAAAAGCAAAGATGTCGTAATATTAACAGACGAAAAATATCCTCAGTACATAACCATTCAATTTACTCAAGATAAAACGGAACTAATAAGCCAAAACAACATAGGCGAACTAGTAGAGGTGAGTATTAATCTACGAGGTAGAGAATGGAAGAGTCCAACAGGCGAGATAAAATACTTTAACACAATTGAAGGATGGCAAATTAATGCAACTGAAAACGAGACTAGCTTAAAAGAGCATCCTATAATGGTTGATGACAGTGATAACGATTTACCTTTCTAATATGAAAGCAACTATAGAATACAATTTACCGGATGACCAATTTGAATATGATTGTGCTATTAAATCAATGAAAATGTGGCACTCACTAATTGAAGTAAAGGCTGAGCTTCGAGCCATTTGGAAGTATGAAGAACTAAAAGAAAACGAGTTTGAAATGATTGAAAGAATAAGAGAAAAGTTCTTTGAAATCTTAGCCGATAACGAAATAAATTTAGATTTATGTTAATAGATGACCATAGCTTGAGAGAGTATCTACTTGAGGCGTTAAAAACACGAACACGAAATCAAATAGTAAAAGAGATACAAGGGAGAGGAGAGAAGTTTCATCAATACAATATAGATAGATTTATACAAGGTAAAGATGTGAGCTTAGAGACAGCCAAGAAACTAGATAAATACATTTATAGAATAAAAATATATGATTGTAATTTATTTTAGTACATTTGACGTATGATATTACTAGCTCTGATACCTTTAGCGTGGTGGTTTGTTAATTTTGAACCACTTCAAGCAACTTTTGATTACTTTTTTAAGTATAGACCTACTAGCACATTAGCCATATATATACATTCTGCATTGGGGTGTATAAAATGTGTTGCTTTTTGGTTAACCTTAATTTGTACTTTTGATTTTATACTTGCTTGTCAAGCCTCACTTATTGCTTATATACTAGACGAATGTTTGAACAAGCTGAAATAGATTTAATTGCAGAGATAGAAGATTTATCTGAGAATATTAGATACTCAAAGCATTCTTGCGTTAAGTTATTTCGAATACGAACAAAGTATGATGGTATACAGCCAAGAGAATGTTTCTGTGCGTCAGTAAGACGAAGGATTTGGTACAAAGATTTTATGATATGGTATGAAAAGAGCCTTAGACAATTACATTAGTAGGGCTTATCCTGAGATAAGAGCTTACACAGCTTATTTTCTATCTAAGATGGGACTATATTTAGACGCTGATACAGTCATTAATAATTCTTACCTGCACGTTCTTACAATCAACGATAATACAAGTGACGAGGACAAAGTGAAAGCTTATCTGTTAAACACAATCAAGTACCAAATACTTTGGTCTACTTCAAAGAGCCATAAAGACGATAGAATAACATCCATTATAGACAACTCACCGGATAGAATAGATGGCGATGAGCTAAATGATAAGATAAAAGAAGATAGAAACTACTCTTTTCAAAAAGGACTACTTGAAATCTACCGATTGAGTCTTACTGATAATGTACAAAGAATAGTTTTCGAGGCTTACATCGATAAGGGGTACATTACTTCAAGGTCATTGGCTACTTATTTTGGAATAACCCACACATCTGCGTACTATCTCATCAAAGAGTTAAAACAAAATTTAAACGAATTACAATATAGATATGAAAGCGAGCCAACTTATTAGCATTTTGTCATTACTTATAGCTCTGAGCTGTGGCTTAGCTCTGTTCACTCTAGATTATGAGTGGGCTTCAAGAGCAGCAGGTTTATGGATTGCATTTTATTACACATTTTTAATTTTAGTTCAATATGAAGACAAAGAATGAATACCTAGGTAAGTATATCACTACCTACAGCAACAATTTTGAGACCTCGTTTACAGTAACAGAGGAGACAGCTAAAGACCACAAGTATTATACCTCGATTGGTTTGGGGTATTTATTTGAAGAAACAGCACCAAAAGTAAAATACACAGGAGTAGAAAACACCAAAAAGACGAAAGAAGATGAGACCCAAATTGATTGAATCACCTGAGAGGTTAATGCAAATCTTTGAAGAGTATAAAGCCTTTACATTATCTAATCCTAGAACAAAGTGGGTGCTATCACAGAAGACAGCAGAGATGGTAGCAGAGCCTCTTAGAATCCCTTTGACAAACGAAGGCTTTGAGATATTCTGCTATAAGAATTACTCAGACGTACATAACTATTTTGACAATCCGGATAATCGATATTCCGAATATAAGACTGTCTGTTCGCACATAAAGAAAGAAATTAGAAACGACCAAATCACAGGAGGAATGGTAGGTCAGTACAACCCTTCGATAACTCAAAGATTGAACGCACTCAAAGAACAAACAGACGTGACAAGCGACAACGAAAAGATTAACGCTATCACTGTGACAATCGTGAGACCAACGGAGTAAATGGAAATTAAAAGCACTGTCATCTTTGAGAAAAACTATAAGGCTATTTCGGGAGACAAACGCTTTATCATAAACGAGGGTGGCTCTAGAAGCTCTAAGACTTATTCGCTTTGTCAGCTAATGAT